CGATCCCGGCGGCGTCGGCTATCTGTTGCAGTCCATGCGGCAGCGGAATCTGGTTCATCGCGGGCACCGGTGGTCTTCGACGACGGTGACGATGCAGTCCAGGCGCGCATCCCAGAGCACACGGCAACGGGTGTTGCCGTGCCGCGCCCGGAACCAATGGCGGTCGGGTGCATCGGGCAGCCCCGGCCCGCCGACCCAGGCCACCGCCAGGGCGCGGATCGCCGCCTCGATCGCCGCGACGTCGGCGGGGCCGAGATCAACGCCGCGTTGCTCCGCCCGCCGCAGCGCGTGGATGGCACAGCGGGTGCGGTGCAGCAGGGCCGGAGTGGTGAGGGCCGGGGCGTCCATCACCCCTCCTTCCCGCTGGCGGCCCTGGCCGCCGAAGCCTTGGCGGAGGCGGCTTGCTTGGCCAGGGCTTTGCGCAGCATGGTGCCGAGGGTTTCGATCACCCGGTCGGCCTGGGGATCGGTGAGGTTGGCGAGGCCGATCTTGCAGGGGGACTTGATCACCGCGCCTGCGAACTCAGCCGCCGCATGGGGAGACGGATTGCGCAGCGCGCCGAGCGCGCCGAGCCTGCGCCACTGCGCCTCGATGACGCGCAGGCGGGGGCGATCGACCAGACCGGCCACCGGGCGACCGGCGTACCAGCTGACGGTGGCGCGATAGGGCGACCAGTCCACCCCGGATTCGCGATGCGCCCAGGCTTTGAGGGCTTCGATCACCTTGTCGGCCTGGGCGGGCTTGAGCCAATGCAGGTCATCCACCTTGGTCTGTCGCCGCACAAACGCGGCCAGGGCGGCCTCCGCCGGGTCGTCGATCAGGCCGAGGTTATAGAGGGTGATCCACAGCGCGCGGATTTTGCCCGCGTGCGGCGAATCCGCCATGCGGCGTTCACCGGCCCGTTTTGCCCCCGTTGAACGGGGGTTGAAACCCAGGCGCTTGAACTCGTCCAGCAGGGCGGACAACTGCCGATCCGACAGGGCGGCGGCGCTGCGCTGGCCGGTGATTCGCTCCATCACGTCGCGGTAGGACTCCTCGTCCAGCCCCAGTTCCTTGCGGGCGATATGCACCTTGGAGAGCATCGGATTGCGGGTCATCGCACCATGTCCTTCCAGATCGCGCCGGTCATCTCGGCGCCGCGGTGGCCGCGTTCCCAGACGTACCAGGCGTGCGGGGTGGGGGTGCCGCCCTTGCGGTCCTCCGGCGGCACGGAAAACAGCCAGCAGGTGGCGCGGTCGCCGCAGATCCACTTGCGTGCGGGCGGGTTCACCTCCCACCAGGCGCGGCGGCGGTTGGACTCGCGCCAGGCCTGGCGCTGAAAACACGCCACCTTGCGCGCGCCGCACGAGAGCGCCCGATCCACGAATTGCGTGGCCAGCGAGAACGGCGGGTTCATCAGGACGGTGTTGTCGCGGCACCAGTTGGCCAGCAGGTCGCTGGTGAGGAAGTCCTGCCCACGCGCCGCCATGTCGGCATAACCCCAGTCGTAGAGGTCGCTTGCGCGCACGTCGTAGCCCGCGCTCCGCGCCGCCCGCGCCAGGATGCCGGTGCCGCAGCAGGGGTCCACCACCACGGGGGTGAGGATCTCGACGGTGAGGATCGAGGCGGCGGCCCAGGGGTCCGTCTCCCACGCCTCAGCAGCGGCGGCCTGCTCGGCCAAGTTCGCGAAGCTGCTGTGCGGTCGCACCCCGGCCAGGTGGGCGGAGGGAAAAAGCTCCATGTTCACTTGTCGTTCCCCCTGATCTGGGCGATACTGCGTGCATGCGCACCGCCCTTGCACTCGTCCTGATTGTTTTTGCCGCGCCCGCCCAGGCCGGGGAGATCATCCCCGGCCCGATCGAGGCGGTGGTGGTGCGGGTGATCGACGGCGACACCGTCGCGGTGGAGGCGCGCACCTGGCTGGACACCACGGTCGAAACCAAGGTCCGGCTGGCGGGTATCGACACCCCCGAAAAACGCCCTCGCGCCAAGTGCGCGGGCGAGGCCACCCTGGCGGATCAGGCATCCGCCCTGACGCGGCAGATGCTGCCGCCAGGCGCGGTGGTGCGCCTGACCCAGGTGGAGCAGGACAAGTACGGCGGGCGCGTCGTCGCTCGTTTGGCATCCCCCGATGGCCGCGACGTCGGCAAGGCGCTGATCAAGGCCCGCCTCGCCCGCCCCTACGACGGCGGCACCAAAAGTAGCTGGTGCAAATAGGCGGGTCATCGCGCCATCTCCCGATAGCTCAGAACGCCGCCGTGCGCGCGGTACCAGCTGAGATAGCGCGCGTCCGCCGGGCTCATCAGCGCGTGTGCCCAAAGACCGGCGGCGCGGTGGTCGCGCACCACGTATTCGCGACCGCACTGAGGGCACGTGAAGACGCGCAGCGCGCCCGAGACGTCATCGATATCCAGGCGGGAGATGTAGTCGGCGGCATCATCGCCGCGCCGCCCGCAGTGCGGGCAGACGAGGCCGTACCAGCCCTCGCCGATGCCCGCCGCGCAGGACAACTCCGCGCAGGCGCCGGTCTCCCGCGCCGCGAGCGCCGCGTTGATTTCCATGATTGGTTTCGGCTCGCCGGGCCTCGGTTCGATGTCCATCTCAACCCTCCCAATCCCTGCGGTAGTCGTGACGAGAGCGGGCTTCCGCGTCGGCCGCGTCGGCCATCTGCCGAAGGCCATCGGTGGTGCAAACCAATGCTTCAGCGTCGGAGGCGCCCGCCTGCGCCGAGGCTTCGGCGGGCAGGTCTTCGGCGCTCAAGGCTTGGTTGGCGGCCGTGATGGATGCGAGCAGGGCCTCCCGCGCCGGGCGCATGCCGCGCCCCCGCACGAACGCCGCCGAACGCAGCGCCAGGTCGGCGAGCGCGGAGCGGAGTTCGGCGGGGGACACGGCGACGCGGGTCATGACGATGCGCCCCCGTCGATGTGCATGAGGACGTCCAGCGCCGCGCCGATCGGGCTGGCGGGCACGGTGGGGACGATGCGGCCATCGAGATCCTCGGGCCGCGTGGGGCCAAGGGGGATGCGCGCGATGGAGTGTGCAAGGTCGGCGGCGGGGATGCCGCGTTGCAGCGCGATCGACACCACCACGGCGGCGTCACTGGCCACCGCGTCGAAGGCCGACCCCTCCTTCCCACCGTTCAAGAACACTTCCAGCGGTTTGCCGGTGGTGGGGTCGATGCCGACGGTGACCGTCATCGGCAGACCGTTGACGGTGACCTCCTCGATCAGCGATGGCCGCCGGTTCGGCAGACGGGTGCGCATGTTAATTTTTCCGTCCGGATTGGAGGTCATGATGCGCATTCCTTCCGGCTGTCGTGATGCGCTAGCGTCATCAGGCGTCCGATGACCGAATTGTGTTTGCGACCAAGGCGACGGGCGATTTCGCTCAGTCCCAGTCCCTGAGATTCCAGCTCGAGCAACCGCGCATCTTCCTCGCGTGTGAACCGGCGCACTCGGCGGCCGCCAATCACGAGTGTCTTGGGTCGGATCGGGACCATGGGAAAGCGAGCGGTCGGACGTGGCGGATCGACCTCTCCATTGCGCAGTAGCTGCCAGCGCACTGCGCCGACAGATGCCCCTAGATCGGTGGCGATCTCTGCCAGGCTCCAGGACTTACGGCGCAGAGAGATCGCGCGGTCGATCTTTTCCGGGGTTAAAACGCGCGCCATCACATACCTGCCTTGCCGAGGTTGATGGCGGACCAGCGGCGCGATTCCTCCACCTCGCGGATGTCGCGGGTGAGGCCGACGGCGTACCCGGCCAGATGCGCGACCATGGCCGCGCCCTTGGGGTGGCGGGCCAGCACAATGACCGGATCGCCGCCGACAACGGGGACCATGTAGACGCCGGAGGGCTTGCGCTTGTGGCTCCTCATGCCGCACCGCCTTTCGCCTTGTCGGCTTCCGGGTACTTCTCGCCGCAGAAGGGGCAATAGGACGGCCAGAAGCTGGACGGCTTCCCGCGCCGGGATTCGATTTTCCAGGCATCAGTGCGGATCAGAGAAATCAACGGCACTTCGGGTCTGCCGTCGAAGTTGATCGCGGTGTTGAGACGGTGCCCACCGGGTTCAAGCATTTTGTTGATTTTCTCGACGCAGTCACACATCACGCACCGCCTTTCGCTGCGAAGGCGGCGCGCACCTCGTCGAAGTCCAGCTTGCCGATCCTTTTGCCGTCAACGTAAAGGGCCACCGCCCATTCGTCGGCGGCTTCGGCGAGTTCGGCGATCAGGTCTCCGGTCTCGCCGTTCGGTGCATCAAGTTCGGCGCAGAGGTCGATCACGTCCTCGGCGAGGAGCAACAACTCGGAACGCATTTCCACCACGCCGACGATGAGTGCGCCGTGCCCGGCGTTATCGATGGTCGCAGAGAGGCGGGCGTCGGAGAGGGTTTCGAGAGCCAGGAGTACAGACATCAGGCGGCCTCCTCTTCGCTGGCGTCGGAGCCGGTGGACCTGTCCGCCGAAGCCTCGGCGGAGGTGGAGGGATCGCCGAGGAGGGCGGCGACCAGCTTCTCCAAGCTGGAATCCTGCGGGATGATGACGGCGTGCTCACCGGAATCGGTGACCGTCACGCCGAGCTTGCGCAGCATCGCGGCCGGCAGCGCGTTCAACGCCTTTTTAATCGGCCGTTCGGTGGTCTTGATCAGCACCGGCGCATGTTCCGGCATCAGCGCACGGATCAGCCCGATGGTCTTGACCGCGTCGGCGATGGTGATCTTGCCCGGCTGCTTCGCGTAGCCGACCTTGATATCGGAGAGGACCAGGGTTTTCGGCTTGACGAACAGATCGGGGTTGGCCTCGACGGCCTCGGTGAGGGCGTCGTAGACCTCGGCCATGTCCTTGCTGAGGCCGGAGATCAGCAGCATGTGCTTGTCCTTGACCGCGTCGATTTCCATCTGCGCGAGCGCGCAGGCGGTGGCGAGCGATCGCCGCGATGCCGACAGGGTACGGCACAGGTTGGTGATGTCTTCCATGGTGGACATGGTCAGATGCCTTTCAGCACCGCAAAGGGTGCGACGAGGATGGACAGGACAACGCGCAGCGCGTTGCGCAGGCGGATTTTTCGTTGACGACGGGACAGCATCAGGCGGCCCTCCGGTGGGTGATGGGGTGGCGGGAAGCGGCGGCCATGCGCGATGCGGCGACCCGCACCGCGAGCAGGGCGTCCGCCCATTCCGGGTACCGCTCGGCGGGCCAGGCCATGCCGAGCGCGTGGATCACGTCCAGCGGGTCGCACCCGTGGGCGGCGGCCCACAGGCAGTGCTCTACGTCGATGCCGATCTCCGGCGGGGTGATCGGGGTGACGACACCGAGTTCGGGTACGACACCCATTCTCGCGCGCGGATTGGTGCGATAGGCGATCATGCCGCACCGCCCGGACCCTGGTCCGTGGGGGTATAGGGCCGGGTGCCGTAAACCGGCACCCAGTCGCGGGTGCCGTGCGGTTTCCCCAGCCGGTCGAGGATCGAGGTGACGTTACCGGGCAGGGCGGAGGTATCGACGCGCGGTTCGGCGGCGGCGGCCTCCAGCTTGCGGGCATCCTCGGTGGCGCGACGCAGGATGACGCACACGGCGATGACGCCCTGCGGGGTCAGCGTCGCCCCGGTCTCCCGGTACTGGCCGAGGTTGTCCGCCAAAGACTTGAGATCGTCACTGAGCATCGGACCCTCCTTTCAGGCGGCTGTGTTCGCACCCGGCGCGGCAGGCACGGTAGATGCGGATGCGCTGGCTGTTGGTGGTGGCGAAGGGCTTGGCCTGTTCCTGCAGGCAGACCAGCTTGGTGATGTCACCCAGCACCGGGCAGATCACTTCTTCCCGCATGATTCCGCCACGAACGGCGGTCTCCACCTTGTCCATGTCGCCGCTATAGGCGTTCTTCAGGACATTGCAGACCACCGCCACCGAATAGCCGATGGCCTGCGCCGCCGCCCGCTGGGAGCCGCGACGGTCGGTGTATTCGGCCAGTTCCCGCACCCACTCGGGCATGGCCTCGCCCCAGGCGGTGCGGGCTGCGGCGACGGCGGAGGATCGATCCTTAAGCGTCATGGTCTTCCTCCCACATCACCTTGCCGAGGTTGGGGTCGAAGACGCGTTTCACCCGCTGGATCTGCGGTGCCTTCGGCCCGGTGTTCTTGCTGGGGAGCAGGCGGTACCGCGCCTGCTTTCCGGTGCCGGGGCGGTGGCCGGGTTTGGAGGGGGCGGCGAGCGCCAGGTATCCGGCGCGGTGCAGGTGCTTGGTGTAGTCCGCAGCGGTAGCGACGCTGACCATCGCGTCCTCGGTCGAGGCGGCGATGGACAGTTCATGCGCGTCGAACGTCTTCAGCATTTTCATGCTGCGCCACATCTGCGCCGTACCGCGCCCGGCAGTCACCGGCGAGCCGTCGGCGTGCAGGCGCGGCGCTTCCGCCGCGGTCTTGACCCGGCGGAACAATTTCGCCGACGTGGCGGGCGCCTCGCCGACCGTTTCGATGTAGCCGCCCTTTTCCAGGCGGATCAGATATTCGCGCACCGTCTGGCGCGCGGCGTTGCAACAGTCCTCGACGTCGCTGAGAGTCCAGGTATCTTCACCGAAGCCGCAGATCGCCCGCCAGAAGGCGGCCTCGCCACGCAGCTTGAGTGGCTTGTCGGCGGGAACGCGGCTCATTTCGCGATCTTCCGGGCGACGGGAGCGGAGCCGGTGAAGAGTTCGCGGTTTCCCCAGGTGGCGAGGTCGATGCTCTCCAGCCCCAGTCCGGCACAAGTCTCGCGCACGCCGTCGAGGTTGACGACGACGCGCCGCACCCGACCGTTGGCAAGGTCGAGGATACGCTGGAGCAGATCCTCGGCGATTTTCAAGTCCGGGCACCACAGGTGCGCCAGCTGCACGGTGTCGCCAAGGGTCACCGGCTGCGCGGCCTGATGCGCCAGGACGCGGTTGTGGAACCGTTCCGAGGTCAACGCCATCTCGCTCGGCAGCTTCTCCTCGCCCAGCAGTGCCCAGGCGTTTCCGGCCTTGTCGTGGATTTCGCGAATCAGCTCCAGGCAGCCCTTGCGCATCGCGATGTCCGCCTCGTCCACGATCATCGGTCGTGGGTTGAGAGCGAGCGATTCAACAATCCGGTCGGAAAGCGCGGAGTTGGTGCCGGAGGTGTCCATCCCCAGCTCGACGCACACGGCCTGCAGGAAGCGCCGCTTGGTCCAGCTGTCGCCGAACTCGACGTAACCCGCGTTATAGCGGTGCGCTCCATAAGTAGCGCTGAAGGTCTTGCCGAAGCCCGACGGCCCGTAGAAGGTGCCGATCCGCGGCAGGTGCTGCGGGGCGTTCACCAATCGGTCGAGCAGCGCCGCGAACAACGAGACGTTCGAGAGCGGTGCGATGGTGCCGTTGATTTTCGTGATCGTAGTGGGCATTATTCCCCCTCTGCGTTAAGTCCATGAAAGTCCGGCGTTGCAGCGTCGGGCTTTCGCCTTTCAGCCCTGCAGGAAGGCAGGGCCAAAATCCTCAAGCATCCCCTTGTGGGCGCGGTAGTCGGACGTGCTGACGTAGAGCAGCAGTTCGCGCGCATCCTCGGGCGGCAGGGCCTCCCCCGCCTCCATGCGCTGTTGCAATTTCCAGAACCGTGTGAAGCGCTGCTTCGGGCTTTCCGGCAGCACCGCAACCTTGGGCGAGGCCAGTTCCGCCGCGATCTCGGCGCGACGGGCCTCCACCGAGGCCGATAGCGGCGCAGGCGCAGGCACGGCGACCGGCGAGGCCGCCTCCGCCGCCGCTTCCAGCGCGGGGGTGGTGTGGATTTCCGAAGGCTTCGGCATCGGGATGACGTTGGCGGCGTTCGCCGAAGCGACGCGCAGCGCGGCATCGATGGCGTCGCGCGGCTTCATGCCGCGAATCTCGCGCTGCAGGGGTTCGACCTCCGCCGCAATCCGCGCCGCCTGGGCCTCGCGCACCGCGCGCACCGCCTCGCCGGGGTTGATGCCCAGGCGTTCCGGGCACTCCGCGACGCAGAGGAATCGCTTGCCGTCCGCCGAATAGACGTACAGGCGGCCCATGTCCTCGGGGTCGTGGCGGCACAGTACGTCGTCGCCGATCGGCAGGTCGGGGTGGAGGAAGCGCGTCTTATCGGTGCGGATTCCGGTCTTGGTGACCCGGCGGATGCCGTCCTTGCCCGCGATCGGCGCAAGCAGCAGGTCGAGCGCGCGTTCGTTTTCGATGCGGCGGATCGGCCCGGTATAGGCGGCCATCACCTGGAAAGGCGTCTTGTTGTCCAGGCCCGCGTGCGGGCTGTGGTGATATTTGTTCTCGACCCACAGATCTATCTTCTGTTGCATCTCCTGATGCGTCAGCTGCACGCAGAACGCCTTGGCGTCGGAGACCCCCAGGCGATCCGCGAAGGCCTTGCGCGCCTCGATCGCCTTTCTCTCCGCCACCGAATGGCCGATGTAGCCCGGCAGCAGCGGCATCAGGCCGTGCTGGATGGTGCCGATGTGGCGTTCCACCGTGCCCTTTTCCCAGGGGCTGAACGGCGCGGAAATATCGTGCTGGATGCCCAGGGCGGCCATCGCCCGCTTGAATTCGTAGCTGGTGAAGTCCGACCCGTTGTCGGTGCGCAGGGTCTCGGGCATGCCCCATTCGAGGATGCAGCGGCGCAACAGGCTCAACATCGCCGACGTGCGCGGCGTCTTGGTCACCAGCACCTTCATCCGCCGGGTTGCGATGTCCACCACCGCATAGATGCTGTAGCGCCCATCCACCAGCAGTGCGTCGGCGGGGCTGGCGTCGGCCTCCCACAGCTGATTCGGGCGCGTTACCCAGGCGTTCATGTTGATGCCGCTGAACCGGCGCTTGTTCTTCCAGGAGTCGGGGTCGGTCAGGCGCAGCAGGGCGTCCTGGTTATCCTCGCGCCACTTCGCCACCCAGCGCTGGAAGGTGCGGTGATCCGGCAGGGGCGCGGGTTTGACCTCGCCGGTCTTGCCGCTGACTGTGTCCAGCGTAGCGCCGAAGCGATCCTGGATCTGGTCGCGCAGTTGGTCGGAGGACCAGGCCGGATGCTCGACGATCAGCGCCGCCAGCACCTGCGCCACCTGGCCGCCCTCGGCGGTGTCCAGCACGCCGGTGCCGCGCCGATTACCGTAGGCCCCGGCCAGGCCGGTCAGGTTCCCCGCGTCGCGCTTTTTCTCCCAGCGCAGCAACGTCTTTGCGGAGAGCCCCTTTTCGCGCCCGTCCTGGGTGGACAGAGCGGCGCGCACCCAGGACGGCACGCCCTCCAACTTGCCGTTGCGATACATCGCGGCGAAGTGATGCCGCGCGGTCTCGACCGGGCCGGGCATCTTGGCGCGGAAGACGTCAAAGATGCCCAGAAGCAGCAGCTTCGCCGCCTCGCGCCGGTCGCCGGTCTCCGTGGTCTCGGGCTCCGGCAGTTGCGCCGCCGATGCCATCGCCTCGGCGATCGGCGCCATGTCGGGCGCGGGCGCGACGTTCAACTCGCGCAGGCGAAGGTGGCTTTGCAGCGACTTCGGCAGCAGGCTGATGTGCCGCTCCACACCCCCGCCCCGGCCCGCGCGGGCGCGGACCTTGGCCGGGAAGCGTTCGTCGTAGCCGCGGGAGCGGAACCACTTTTCAACGCCGGGGCGTGTGGACGGAAATGCCGGGAGGGCAAGAGCCGCGAGTTCGGTGCTGGTGAACCATTCCTGCATTTCAGCCCCCCCGCTTCCGCGCGGCGCGAAGGGTCAGTTCGAAATCCTGCTCCGCTTCTTTCGCCAGCCGAGTGATTTGTTCCTTGCGGTCGGCTTCCATGCCGACCTTGATCCAGTCCATGTACCGGGCATCCGCCACCACATGGCCGATCTGTTCCGCGCCGATCTGCAGCAACCGGGCATCCCCGGTCACTTGCGCCAGGGCCACCAAACGCACATACGGGATCGTGTGGCTTTCCCGCGCCTCGGAGGCATAGGCGTTCAGCATGTTTTCGGTGACCTCTTCCCCCAGGGAGTCCGTCATCTCAGCGGCCAGTTCTGCGCGGGTTTTGCCCGAATCCTTCATCGATGCCGAAACGGCCCTGGCAATCGTCGATCGCAGGGTGGCGGCGCGCGTGACGGCTTCATCGAACCGCTTCACCACTTCCGATGGGGTGAAGTCCTTGAACCGGTCCATCGTGTTGTCGTCGCGCCGCGCCATCGGCCTATCCCTCCAACTCGCCGTTCAGACGCAGATCCGCCAGGAAGCGGGACTTCGCTGCGGGGGATGACTTGCCCCAAAGATTCATCAGGGCGTGGTACTGCCGGTCATCGGGGTCTGATTCCGGCTCGGTCGTGCCATTGACGATGGCTACGGCGGCTTTCAGGGTTTTCGCGCCGCCGCCGGTGATCAGCGCCACCACCTGCCGCTGCTGCTCGGGGGACAGCCCGGCCAGCGCGTCGAGGTCAACCTGCCGGTCGGCATAGGGCGTGCCACGAAGGCGTTCGCGAATCTCGACCGGGATCGCATGGGCGATCTTCACCGCGCGTTCGATCGTGCGGCGTGAGAATCCGGTGCGCTTCGCGGTTTCGGCAGCAAACGACAAAATGTCGCTTGCTGCCCCCTGGCGCGCTTTGCCCCCCGCCACGCCCTGCGCGGTGTCCGGATACATCTGCAGATAGACCGTCTGACGCTCCGACATGAACACTGCGCGGTCGAGCGCGCCGAGTTCGCGCCGGAACAGGTTTTCGTCGATCTCGATCAGCCGGGCTTCAAGGTCGGAACAGGCGATCACCTCGGCACGGATATCCAGACCGGAACTCAGACACGCGGCATGGCGATGTGCACCGGCAACCAAGTGGAGCCTGTCGTC